TACAGAAGTAGGTACAGCAGTTAAAACTAGATTATCTAAAATTACGTCCTTCATGCATAGCCGCCCATAGCAGCCTTTTTGACAGCTTCAACTGTCTCAGGCTTTCCTTCATTGATAACATCTAAGACATCTTCTCCCAAAGCTTCACTAGTAGGAGCCTTAACGACATACTCATTGTCTGTGAGAAGAATTTGCTGATCGTCTAGACGGGCTGGCATCATGTCATCGGTGCCTGACCCATCTGTCGGGCCTTGCACCATGCCGCCTTCTCCAGTGCTAAGTTTTGCTATGGTTTGGTCAAACTCTCCAGAGTTTACACTAGTCACTAGCTGACGTAGCTTTTGCTCACCGTACCGTTGAACAAACATAGCCAAAGCCACTTGAGCCTCTTCGCCCTGTATGATGCCCTTGATGGCCCTAGCAGCCTCTACAATGACCTCTTGCTCATTAGGCATTGCAGCCGCCTGAGAGGCCATAGGAGCCGCTGTAGGGGCCATAGGAGCCTCTTGTGGCATCATTGCTGCCTCAGGTACGCCACCATCCGCTAAGGACACTATACCGCCCCGTGCAAGACGCGCTGACTGACCCATCATTCTAGGGTTTGACATGCGCCTCAACATGCCACCATTTCTGTAGTTGTAATTGTACAAATCATCTGCGCTTTGTGGTGTGCTTATGCCATAGTCAAACTCACCGTCATATCCTGGCCTAAATGTAGTTGGCCTTTGATTTTGGATGCGAGGTATAGGCCTTATTTCCCTGCCATCAAATCTACTTTCTTTTTCTTCCTCAGGAGCGATACCGCCTGTGCCGTAGTCTGGCATTGCAGCCATACCGCCTAGATACTGACCGACACCCGCTGCTGAACCTAACTGTGCTAGACCGCCCCCCATAACGCCTTGTCCAGTTGCTGCTTGAAAGTCGGATGAAAATTCTGGCGTAAAAATCCCTTTTGGACCGCCAAGGAAATTAGGGTCAAGTCCACGTTGGGTATCAATTACACTCCGCGTTGCATTTAATTTACTTAAAGCATCTCCTTGGTTTGCATAAGCTCCAGTTAAGGCTTTTTCATCAGCAAATTGTTCTGGGCTAACGCCTTGAAGTTGACTTGCACCAAACTGGTCTGGAGTCATTTTTCCAATGTTAAAGTCAGCACCGCCAAACGCTTTACCCAATGCCGCACCGCCAAGGTATGAACCTAAACCCGTCTTTAAACCTTCTTTGACATCACCTGTTTGAGCAAACTGCCCCAATCCTGATCCTATTGATCCAGCAATGAGTGGATTGGCTAGGAAGCCAGTAGCACCTAACATACCTGCTGATGCTAGACCTGATCCAAGCATTCCCGCTAGAAGTGGAAGAACCATGTTATTCTCCTTTGCCCCTAAGGACCGTTTGGTTCAATTGAACCTAAAGTGCGTTTAACCGTATCATTATCATGTCAACACGTTTCAGTAAATAGTAGCTTTGCTGTCTATTGGAAGCTCTTCAACAATGCAGTACGCAACAACACGATCATCTAGGTGTATGCCATGTGAGCTGTATCTTTTTACCATTTCACTTGCCACCTTATTGCACACATCAATTCTCATAAAATACATGCCTTCACTTATCAAAGTCCTACCTTCGCCGTAGCCAAGGTAAACCATTAAAGCGAAGACATGCATATCACAGCATCAGCTCAAAATGTGGAGCGTCAATGAATGGTCTACGTGATTGAGACCTACGGGTGTCTATGTATGAGTTCATGGCGTTCTCAGCCGTTCCCTCAAAGACACCGATATCATCAATGGTCCAAGCCGCGCCCCAGCGTAGCTTTACATTACATGCAGCAGCACCTTCCTTCATGGCGTCAGCAATTTCATCGTATAAGTTAAGCTCCCATCGACCACCATTGCAATAAGCCATTAGGTCAACAGCATTGCCATCAATGTGTTTTGACTTCATGGTTTGCGAAGCCCCTTTTGCTACTAAGGCCTTCTGCTCGTCTATCGTCCTCAGACCACAGATCACGCTGAAGTCCTGCTTTGTAACGCCGATAGCGTATTTCACGACAGTTACCAGATCGTCGTTGACACCTTCTAGCCTTGATAGGCTTCGCTTTCCCAACTTGTAACCCACGGTTCAATCCTCTTCCTTTTTATTTCTTTCATGAATGAGCTTTGCTTGCTCTGATATTAAGGTCTTTTGTTTCTCTAAGGCAATAAACTGCTTGTCGATCTCGTTTAGTTCAATTGAACCAAAATCAAGCAGGTTTATTACGTTATCTTTTTCCAAAGAACTTACTCACAGAACGCATTCCTATGCTGGCACTAACGATCCCACCTAGGGCAATCTGATACCACTGAGGCATAACCTCAAGTGCCGCAAAGCCACGGGCAACTATGTCATTGCCCCAATCCCCACAGAAGGCCAATATTAATGGAATACTGAAAAGCAGGGTGATCCATTCGTCCTTCCATGAATTTTCAGTGGCCCTCATGGCCTCTAAGTCCCAATCTATCTCACCCGTTAACTGCTTCTTTTTTATCTCAGCCTCAGTGAGTTTAATTTGAGTCTTTCCGTCTATGATGGATGTGGCAAGACCTGTTAGGCTACCTATGATTTTACCAATCATTTCTCATGTCCTACCCATACTGCAAACGCCCCTGTAAGTGCGCCTGTGACGGTTGCCGTTAGTGCCGTGGCCTGTGTACTCACAACGTCCTGAGGAAGGCCCATAAACCACTCTATGACGCGAATATACATGACGGTCATGACCAGCATCATTAATCGTGGCATTATCTTCCAAGCTAAGATTTTTTCCATTGCTACTTTCATCAGAAACCTCCTTTAAGGCCATCTAATATTTCAGACAAACTTGGTCGCTTGTCTTTCTTTTCATAGATACAGCTAAAGACCTTTGGGCATTCAGAAAAGCTTTTAGTTGGATAATGATATCCTAAGCCGCCAAAACCTGCTGTAAATCTATATACACAAACCTTTTGATCACTTGCGTCTGTAAACCTCTTCCATAAATGACACTGAACGTAAGTTGGGTTTGCAACACCAGCCAGTGTTACGGATAATATTAAAGCATTTATCATTGAGAAACCAATACAAGTAAATAACCACCACCGCCTAAAGTAATAATTATAGCAAAACATAAAGTCGCTATCGCTATATTGTTTTGTATCTGTCTTTTTGCTTCCATAGCCTTGTATACAGTTTCTTCTCTTTCTTTACGGATTTGCCTACGCATACCAAGCATCTCATCGTATGTGCCTAAACCAAACCTGTAGTCCAACATGAACTTAATCTCTTTTTCCTTTTCAAGCAAAGTTTTCTTTCGGATGACAATATCCATAGCTTCTTGCTCTATGTTGTCAGTGCCGTGAGATAGCTTATCCAGCCATGTGGGTTTCTTGCGTTGAGACTCAGCTCTGGTAATGTCTGCAACAGCTCCGTACCAAGCCCCAAGCTGCTTGCTAACATCTTGAATTTCTCTGCCAGCACCTACTAGAATTTTAACGCCTTTAAATGCGGCGTTGGCGGCTGCGAATGCTGTGACAGGGTCTATCATTTTTTTAAACCAAGCTTAGTTTGGTTCAATTGAACCTAAACTGAACCTACCCCATTTTGACCAGTATAGTCACTAACATTAATATAATAGCACCAGACGCTGCTATTAAGGTTGTTTCTAGTCGCTTAACTCTAGTAAATAACTCTTTGAACTGTATTTTAACTTCTGTTTGCAAAGCAACCATGTCTTTTTCCAGTTCTATAAGTTTATCATCGCGTCCCATTAGGTGATCTCTAAAATACTAGCGACAACATGTAGTCTATTTGCTGTCGCAGCCGTAACTTTTAAGACTTCATCTGCCTGTACTACTAACGGCGCTGTCAACAACTCAACCGTACCCTTGGCCCCAACGGCCTTGTCTTTGTATAAATTAAAAACACTTGCACCACTAGTTATTGTTAGTGTTAGGGTGTCAGGATTGTTGCTATCATCCGATACAATGATAGATTTTACAATTGCAGTGGTGAACTGACCACAAGTATACAACGTGGTTTCACCTGTTGTCGTGAGGTCCACCTTTGCGTTTATATATGCGTTAGCCATCAGCCCATAAACCAGCTTAGGGCAGTCGTATCATCGTCTGCCACTTGTTGAGTATTATTGAACTGATTTAGGAACACGGAGAAGGAACGAACTACCTCGTTTAAATACGCTCTACTGTATTCTTGTGGTGGTATCGGAAAGAATGGTACGGGGGTGTTAGAAGCCATTATCTTCTCCCATCAGGTCTAATATCTATGCGAGGCACACCTAATCTCCAAAGTACGTTTGCATCTGTAGACTGTACTTTGAGTGTAAAGCTACGCCCTCTTAAACGTGTAAAGTACTGATTCGTGTATTGATCAACGGGTGTGCTAGATGTCTTTGACACAGTGTTTGTTGATGAGCTTTGGTCTACTTGACCGGGAAAACTTTTAGCGTCCAATATAAAATCTAAAGAAGATGTATCTACCGTTTCTCTAAAATTAATGTCTGGTATAACTCTATTAATGAAAGAGAACTGATTGCCGTCTGTGATAGACATATCACCAGACTCAATGAATGATGTCATGGCTGATCCGTCATCTTGTGCGCCCACCTCTTGATTATACAAGAAGTTATTATTTGCCGCCGCGAGAGGCAAGGAAGATATGCCACGATCCAACCAAGCAGTTCTAGATAGGTTTCCTATGAACCATATTTTTTCAAGGTAATTATAGACTACATACCGATTGTTTTCGGTGGAATCAGAGGATGGATAAAACCACCAAACCTCCGAAAAAGACACGTTGGCTCCTGCAATAATCTTGTCAGATTGGGATGTGTTAATGTCATTAAATACATAATCTCTAACGGTGCATGGTATTCTTTGAACAGCACCATTAAATTCATAAAACTCTGCCGATCCCATCCAAAATACTGCATCGTCCACTGCAACTGCAGCCTTTGGACTAGCAATAGTAATGTTTTCAGAGATTAAATTTATACCAAACGTAAACGGTGGTCCAAGAAACTGCATTGCGTGAATAGAAACATCCGTGAACACTAATATCTGTTGTCTTGTTTCAACGGCTTGAATTATTTTGGAACCAGAACTTATCCGCAAGTCACCCGCTGTACTTACAGAGGTGGGATACCAATCGACAGGGTTCTCTTGACTGCTAAACCTAATTAACAATGGGTCTTGAATACCATTACCATCCGTTGCGGATGAGGTGGCCCCAAGGCCATCTGCGCCAAACGCAATGACATGTCTGTCTCTGTCAGATAAAAGAACTTGTGTGGCTATAGTAGGAACTGAAGTTCTTGTGCCTAGTCCCAAACTACTGTCCGTTAAGGACTTAGCCCGTGTATTTACACCATTTGTTTTATCCCAATAGTAAATTTTGCCGTTTCTTTCATTTAACAGCAAATCTTCACCAAAGTTATCTTGTGTCCAAATGCGTAAGTTTGCAGAGGGCGTAATTGTCCCCGAAATAAGAGCCAATCCCCAGCCAGAAAAATCATCCGCTGTATCCGCGTTGCCCGTTGCAAGCCTAACAGCAGAACCGTTTGCATGTGTTGCGGCGGTGGTGCCTTTGTGTCCTCTGGTACATCCCGTTAAATCGTTGGAACTTATGCCCCCCACCAGAATAAGTTCGTCATCTATAAGAACAATATCACTGGCTACAATACCCGTAGTGTTAGTCACGGTGATAGTAGTGTCACTAGCTGAAAGTGTACCGCCCTCATTTAAAATTGTAGTAAGAGCGCCCGTAGTTGTGCCACCCCAAACTCCCGCACCCCAACCAGTACCAAAGACCGAACTATTTAAAGCGGTTCCAATTTGATAAGTACCAACAACACTGCCACCACCGTTGCCTGTGTCGCTACCTGTAGCATTTACTGCCGTGGCGCTTATTCCTCCTGAGGCCGTAACACTTGGTATAGTGCTAACGGTTCTAGCTGATATTTTGTAAGTGTTCCCATCTACAACTTCTGTAACCTGATACTCTTGGTTGAGAACATTTGCTGTAATGTTCCCACCCAAAGAAACAGCACCAGAAAAGGTTACAAAATCATTTGCTACGCACCCATGACTTGTATCTGATACAGTAATTACAGGTGATCCGTTTGATGCAGAAAAAGTGACATCCCCAGCAGAAGTGATTTGTTTAATTGGAGTGATGTCTTTGAAGTCAACACCCTCTTTAATGTAGAACTTTAATTCTGTCCCAAGGCCTAAAAACTTTTCGCCACTCAACGCTACAAACTCATGCATTCCACGGCATTGACCTAAGAAAGCTTCGTTTGAGTTTTTTTCCCAACCGTTTAACTTTTCAGGATACCCAAATCGAAAACGTATTTTGTCACAATTCACCCAACCGTTTCCTTCAGAATACGGCGTTATTTCTTTGTTTATTCCAGCTTTAAATTTAAGGTCTAAAAGAGGCATTTTTATATCTGTCCTAATTTGGCTTTTCAGGCCAAGTGATTGCATTAGGAAAACCTGACTGTTGTGGTAAATTTAATAGGTCAGTTCTGTATTGTGACCACTCTGTCTTCTTGTCAGAGGTCAGCTCTGCCCAGCGCAAAGGGTTAGACACTAATG